CGGCCAGCCTGAACATCAACCCCGACGACGCCCAATCGGTGACCGTCAACTTCCGCCCCGCCGGCACCCCCACCTTCGACTTCAGCACTTCCGCCTGATAGTCTGCTGGTGCAGCAGGTTCAGCAACCCCGGCTTAACCGCCGGGGTTTTTCATTTCTACTCCGCTACACTATTCCCATACCCAACGAACTGGTATGCCTGTTCCTGTACGCGCAATCGACCGCCTCCGCAAGGCCGCCAACTTGGAGCCGGTCAAAAAAGTAGTGGAGCTGTCCGATGGCAGCACATTTGAAATGTGGGTGGCACCGCTGACGATGGCCGAGCGCGAACGCGCCCAAAAGCAGGCCAAATCCGATGACGCCAACGCTTTTGCACTTCAGCTACTAATCGCCAAAGCTCTCGACGAGTCCGGCGCCAAACTGTTTAGCGTCGGCGAAGTGGATGTGTTGAAGAACGAAGTAAAGGACAAAGATCTCCAAGCTTTGATGCTGGCGATCCTGACCGATGACGCCGAGCCGATCGACCCAAAATCCTGAGCGCCGAACTCCGCAAGGACAACTGGCTCATGCTTCAGTTTGGCGTTGCTAAGGAGCTGGGTCTAACCCTTACCGAAGTTCGCACCACCATGACCGCCGAGGAGCTACTCGGCTGGAGCGCCTACTTCCAGATCCTCAACGAGGACCAGCAGAAAGAACTGGAAAAGGCCAAACGCCGCCGCTAACCCGGCGGCTTTTTTACGTCGTAAACTGAAGTACCAGAGTGTGACGCAGCGCCGTGGCTTACAGAGCTGATATTGAAATCGGCGTAAAGGGTGCGGATAAACTCCGAGAATTACAGGAACGTGTAGTCAAACTTTCCCGTGCCGTAGAAGACGCAAATGTAAAAACGCTTATTGATAGAAGCGCTGTCCAAAGCGTAAACGAGTACACAAGCGTAGTAGCCAAAGCGGCCGATACATTACGTGAAACAGCAATACAACTAAATGCCGCAGGCAAAGCTTCAGGAAATTACGCGGATGCTATTAGTCAATATGTTACAGCTATTGGACAAGCGAACGCTGCACAACAAATACAAAATAGCCTTATTGCCGATGAAATTGAATTGCGCCGTAAACAAAAATTAGCTCAATCCGGGATTCGTGAGACTACACAATATACCGGCCCTATCGGCCCCGGACAAGCATCCGCAATCGGAACTCTTGCAGGACAAAAATCCCCTGTAGCAGAACGAGTTCAAAGAACAATTCAAGCTAAAAGAGATGAAGCCGATCTTCAAGCGGCTTTATTGCGCCTTGAACAAAAAAGTGCTGACACGTTAAACGAAAAGTTACAGCTTCAGCAAAATCTAGTCCAAGGAACCCGAGAGGTACTTGAACTACTAGCGCAACAAGAACAAAAAGCCCGCTTTTTAGCTGGTAAGTCCGGCACAATGATGCAAGGGCCACTTCCGCCTTTGGCGCAAGCTGGTGCTATGGGCTTTCCGGTTGCACTTTCTCAAACTGCTGCCGAAAGAGAAAGCCTGGCACTAAACGCCAAAAAACAGCAGATCTTGGAGCGCATGGCCGCTACGCGCCAGCAGTTATCAGGACTGGCGGCCAATCTACAGCGCTTGGAACAAAACTCTGTTGTAGCTATAGCGGATGCAGGTAGAGCACAAGAGCGCTTAAATGATGCAAAAGAGCAGGCAGTAAAACTTGCCGAAAGAGAATTAACTATTTCAAAACAAGGTGCGCTTATAGCAGGTCGATTTAGCCCTGTTGGCGGCGCAGAAAATATACCAGGATCTCCAGCGGCTATTAGGGCACAAACACGCCGTAGACGCGAGTCTTTAAGTAATGCTGTAATCGGTGGAGCGTTCCCACTGCTGTTTGGGCAGGGAGCTGGTGCAGCGCTAGGCGGCGGTTTAGGTGGTGCAGCCGGTGGTCTTGCAGGAGGTCAGTTCGGATTTGGTCTGTCTCTTGTAGGTACAGCGCTAGGTCAAACTATTGACACATTTATTACAAAAACTACTGAATTAGGCGGAGCGCTACTTAGCGTCTCTTCTACTTTTGACACATTAAAAGAACGCGCACTTATCTCTAACCGCGAGCGCGAGAAAGAAATACAGCTTTTACAAGACGCAGGCTTTGCAGCAACAGCCAACGCTGTTGCACAAGAAGAACTATTTAAGACTATCGGCGCAAACGGCGTAGAAAGTCTGCGACAGCTTGGTACTGAAAGTGATCGCTTAAACCGTACGTGGGCGGAATTGTCCGTACAGATTCAAGCGGTTGTCGCTGGACCTTTAGCGGATTTGGCCGCAAGACTGAACGACTTTTTTGGGCCTAAAGCCGTAGCGGGCCGTGTGTCCGCATTGCGCGAAGATTTAACACCGCAGCGACGTGCTCAACTAAATAGAGAGCTTATTGCTTTAGGTGGTCCCGGCTCAGCGCGTTTTGGTGCAGCCAAAAAAGGTCTAAATGAAGTAGAGATTGAGCTGGCGGCAAGAAAATTTCCGGAAAAAGTACAGGCGCTGCTGGATAAATATGGGCCTATGCGAGTCGGAGCGGAGATTAAATATGACCCCAAACAGGTACGCGAACAGACTGTAAATATCCTTCAAAAACGGCTAGAAGTCATCGATATAACAGCCAAGTTTAAGGAAGCCGGGGAAAAACAACGTGAACTAGATAAACAACGTTACGATCTTATTGAAGGTTATGAAAACAGTATTGCGGCTATTCGCAGACGTATTGAAGATGAAATAAGCAACAAGCGCCTTAGCGTGTTGCAAAAAGAAAATCAACTACTGGACGTTCAAGCACAAATACGCCAAGAGAGCCTGGCGCTTGCTAACGCTCAAGCACTAACTACTGCCGGTCAAGGTCTACCCACAGCCGCGCAGTTTGGAGGAAACAACCCATTCCGCACACGTGCTTTCAAGGACGTTGCTCAACAAGCCGCCGAAGCAGCCGGTTCCTTCTTGGAACAAGAACTGTCTTTGGCAGAACAGGCCGCAAAACTCAAACGTGACGCTGCACTTGACGCTTTGCGTACTGATATTGAGGCAGCAAAATTCCAAGCGGACACTGCACGTGAAGTAAACAAGCTAAACATTGACACAGCAAAACGGGTAGCCGAAATAAACGCCTCTATCCGCAAGCAAAACGCATCTCAAGATAATAGGCGTTTTGAAATTGAGCAAAAACTTGCGATTATACGTTTGCAAACTCTCCAAGCTGAATTTAGTTTGCTTGCCACAAGAGCACCGACAGATAATTTAAGAGAAGAAGCTCAAATTTTAACTCAGTTCTCTATAGCAGCCACGAAGTACGTGGAAGCTCAAAAAGCGCCTGCACCCTTAAAAGAACTCGGCGGTATTGGCGCACAAGGGGTCTCGTTTGCCGGACTTGACGCTATAAACGCCCAACTTAAACTGACTCAGGACAGGATTAACGCTGCACAATTAGCGCTAAACGATTTACTTGTACTTAAAAATGAGCAAGAGTTTGTTGCCAAGATGCAACGTATTGCAGAAAGTATCGATGCTCCTCTGCAAACACTTACGGAGGAGTTAGTCGCCAACGAAGCCACGCGAACACGTTATGCCGAGTTGATCCGCGAAGGCGTGCGAGGTGTTGTAGCAGAACGTCTCATTGAAGTAGAGCAGCTCAAGGAAGCTGCCGTCCTTCAGTACGACGCTGTAATTCTTGAATTAGAGAAAAAGCTCCAGATAGACTCGACTAACGAAAAACTTAAAGAGCAAATTACACTATACAAGGAACGCAGAGATGCTGTCGCCGGTAAAGCCGCTACGGCTATAGACGCAATTAAAGAGGAAGAAAGTCCCGCTGCGCGTTTACAAGCAGCTATTACAAAAGCAAGAGAGGAACTGACTGAGCTGGCAAATCCAATCAATGCGGCGGTAACTGGTGCTAATGCAATCGGTAGTGCGTTCAGCCAGGCGTTCCAAGGAATTGCCACTGGCACAATGACTGCGCAGGAAGCGCTATCTAATTTCTTCAAGAGCATCGGCGAGGCCTTTGTCTCAATGGCCGCTGAAATCATCGCCAAGCAGCTGGTAATGATCACGCTCCAGACAATCCTTAAAGCGCTTGGCGTTGCTACTAGTGCTGGTGGCGGAGGAGGTGGAGGTAGTGGTGGGGGTATTTCTGACATTGGAAACTGGCAACAGTACGCTTTTGAGGGTCCAGGTGTTCCGTTTACTCCGCCGGCAACGTTTGCCACTGGCGGTTTTGTCACCGGCCCCACTCGCGCACTAATCGGCGAAGGCGGTGAACCCGAATACGTCATCCCGCAATCCAAAATGTCCGCTGCAATGTCTCGCTATTCGCGTGGCGCCCGTGGCGAATCCGTCATCCCCGGCAACGGCACAAGTACAGAATCCGCAGGCGGCACTGCAGTCGCAACCGCCCCAATCGACGTGCGCTACACCGTTGAACGCATCAACAGCGTCGATTACGTCACCGCCGATCAGTTCCAGGCTGGTATGCGGCAAGCAGCTGCCCAAGGCGCTAAACAGGGTGAGCAGCGTGCGCTGAACAGCTTGCGTCAAAATACGACTACACGCCGTAAGGTTGGAATCTGATGGCAGAATCACTTGCCTTTGCGCAGTACCTAACGCTCAAAAGCGCAAGCGGAACTGTGCGGTACAACTTTCAAAATTACTGGGTAAATGAAGACGCGCTAGGCAAAGATGGTTCAACCGTCTATGGCTTTATGCCTTTTGCGTTTAGCGGAGTCACTGTCACCAAAACCGGCGACAACCAGCCTGCCACCTTGGGTTTCCCAAACAACAGCCTTAGTCGCGGCTGGGGCGAAACTGCAGTGCAAGAGGTGTGGATTGCACAGGTGCAGACGGTTTTAGTCAATCCAGACAGCAAGCCTGACTACACAGTGCTATCTGAATATGTCGGACAAATTATTAACGGC